GGTTGATAGTTAATGGTGCAAAAATAAAACATTTGACGAACGTTACAATTAACTCTGATAGTAATAATTTTTCTGAAATTACTGTTACGTTTATGGGGAAAATCGATGGTTTAGATAATCTTTCTCAAATTGATTATAGCTTTGAAGAAAATACTCAGGAAAGTAACAGAAATAAGGAACCAAAAAAGGCTGTCCAGTTACAGCCTTTTAGTTATAAAGTCAAAGGGATTGGTTCCCCAGAGATATTATCGGGGATAATCAGTCGTCAGACGGAGCAGTTAAATCGCCATTTCCGCTGATACCTAAAACATCTTCCGCAAAAATTGTCAAGGTACCATAGGACTCAGAGTTATCAAGTGTCCTAACATTTTTCAAATGTATTAAGCTTATTTCTTCAGAAAATTTATTTGTTTTACTCTCTGAAAAAATCATTTCCCAAGCTTGGTTTACAAAGTCTGTTTCAAGTTCGCTTGAAGATACAGGTTTGCCAATATACGTACCATTGGAAGTCAAAACCACTAATTCAGCATCTGAATCTTTTTTCTGATTAGCTACCAAAATCAATGTGTACCAGAACTTGATGTAAGCATTTTTTATAGAACTCAAATTATTTTTCCTTTCTACTAGATACTAGGCAAATGAGCCAGTAATTCAATTATAGCAAATAAACTTTAAATCCTTGGTATTCCATGGGTTTTTCTTATGTCCGTTTCCGAACGTTGTGGACACTAAATAAAACACGAGAAAATCAGACTCCCAAGTCTTTAAATGCGAGTAGGAGGAACCAGAAATGGAACAAACAGAACTTTTACCCCTTAATTTGCAACTGTTCGCAGAAGAAGCAGCCGATGAGACGTCTGAAGCTGGTTCGGAAACTGAAACAGAAACAAACGTAGAAGAGCAACAAGAACAATCAACTGACAATGACAAAATTGTCGAAAAGCTTCAAAAACGAATTGGTAAAGAGCAGGCTGAAAAAAATGAAACAAAAACACAGCTTGACCAAGCGCTGTCTCGTATTGAAGAACTTGAAAAAGGTGGCAAAAAGTCAGTTAAAGAAAAATCTGACGAAGAAAAAGCTGCCGAACTTCAAAAAGCTAAAGACGATGAAATCGCAAGCCTTAAAGCACAAATCAAAATTTCAAACATTACCAGTCAAGCTGATGAAGTGTTGAAAGAAAGTGGAATTGCTTTAAGTGCTGCTGAATTAGGATTGTTAGTTGATGTTGATGAAGAAAAAACTTACAGCAATGTAAAAACTTTCCTCAATTTACTTGATAATCAACGCTCACAGTGGGAAAAAGCACGAAACACAGGAACAACGCCTAAACGTGTTCCGGGTAATGTAATATCAGTCGATAAAGAAAAATTTGATTCGATGACTTATGCTGAAAAAGCTGAATTAGCAAAATCAAATCCAGATGAATTTAAAAAATTAACAGGAGGCTATTAAAATGTCAAAACAAAAAACAACACTTGCAGACTTAGTAAATCCAGAGGTGCTTGCACCAATTGTTTCATACGAATTGAATAAAGCACTTAGGTTTGCACCTCTTGCACAAGTTGACACAACACTTCAAGGACAACCAGGTAATACTTTGAAATTCCCAGCTTTTACTTATATTGGCGATGCTGCTGATGTTGCAGAAGGCGGAGAAATTTCGTTAGATAAAATCGGAACTACTACTAAGTCAGTGAAAATTAAAAAAGCTGCAAAAGGTACAGAAATCACGGATGAAGCCGCATTATCTGGTTATGGTGATCCAATTGGAGAATCTAATAAACAACTTGGGCTATCTCTTGCAAATAAAGTCGATGACGACTTATTGAGCGCAGCTAAGACTACCTCTCAAACTGTTTCTACTAAAGCAAACGTTGACGGGGTTCAAGCTGCATTGGATATCTTTAATGATGAGGATGCACAAGCCTATGTTCTTATCGTCAATCCTAAAGATGCGGCAAAAATTCGTAAAGATGCAAACGCAAAAAAATTGGTTCAGAAGTAGGAGCAAATGCTCTTATCAACGGAACTTACGCTGATATTTTAGGCGCTCAAATTGTACGATCTAAAAAACTAGCTGAGGGTTCAGCTCTAATGTTCAAGATTGTTTCAAATAGCCCAGCTTTGAAATTAGTTTTAAAACGTGGAGTTCAGGTAGAAACTGACCGTGATATTGTTACTAAAACAACTGTAATTACTGCAGATGAACATTACGCAGCATATCTCTATGATTTAACAAAAGTTGTTAATGTCACATTTACGCCTGGTGTATAATGGGACGGCTACTAAGTCGCCACTTGCATAAATATGAAAACATAAATGCGACCAAGCAAGTGAAAAATGATGAACTAACGACGCTTACCGTTAATCAGCTAAAAGAGCTTCTTGAAACTAAAGGGATAGAATATACAAAAAACGATAAGAAAGAAGATTTGATTTCAAAATTAGGAGTTGCTTATGGCTATCACTTATGAAATAAAAAAGCTTTTAGGCGGTTCATCGGATGAGCGCTTGGAAATAATCGAAAAACGCACTCGTGAACGTTTATTGCTTATTCTTGGTTCTGACCTTAAAGAAGTACCACCAGAACTAGAATATGTTGTTTTGGATGTTTCCTTGAAGCGTTTTAATCGTATCGGGCAAGAAGGCATGCAGTCCTACTCACAAGAAGGATTAAGCATGACCTTTTCAGAATCTGATTTTGATGAGTATGCCGATGAAATTGAATCATGGCGAAAATCAAAAGAAACTGAGGACGATAAGAAGATAGGGAGGTTCAGATTGTATTGAGATATTTAGATGAAGTTACTTTTATCAAAGGATCGCCTGACTCCCATTATGACCCCGATTTGGGTGAATGGGTTGAAAAAGAACCTACCAGAACTGTTTTTAGTGCAAATATCACTGATATTGGAACTGACAGAAGTGTAGAAGTTTTTGGAGATATTAAAAAAGGGGCAAAAGTCATGCGAATGATGCCCCTTTTTACTATGCCAGAATATGATTACATTGAGTTTGATAATAAAAAGTGGGCTTTAATGACTTACCGCAATCCAAGTGAGCGAAACACTTTTATTTTGCAGGAGGTAAGTCAATGAAATCTAGCTTATCTTTTAAAGGGATTGACCAACTTGTAAAGCATTTGGATAAAGCAGCATCTTTAAAGGATGTTCAACAAGTTGTAAAGTCTAACACTTCAAATATGACAGCGAATATGCAGAAACTTGTTCCAGTTGATACCGGATATATGAAGCGATCCATAAAAATGGAGTTGACAGAAGGTGGATTCAGCGGACAAGCTGGACCACACACAGATTATTCCGC